CTTACGAAATAGACAGTACTGATACCTTTAGTAATGCACCCATTATTCCGGGCGAAGGAGTATTAGCTACTCAAGGCATTTATGCACTGATGACCAACATTGATTCAACGCAGATTTACTATGGCTAAGAGTCCAGCATGGCAGAGGAAAGAAGGCAAGTCCGAGAAGGGCGGCTTGAACGCCAAAGGTCGAGCCTCCGCAAAAGCGCAAGGTATGAATTTGAAGGCTCCCCAGCCCGAAGGAGGCTCTCGGCGCGACTCTTTCTGTGCGAGGATGGGCGGCATGAAAAAGAAGCTAACAAGTGCAAAGACAGCCAACGATCCAGATTCACGGATCAATAAAGCTTTAAGGGCTTGGAATTGCTAACATGCCAAGCAAGAGTAAAGCTCAACACAATTTCATGGCAGCGGTGGCTAATAACCCATCTTTTGCTAAGAAAGCAGGAGTCCCACAATCCGTGGGTAAAGAGTTCAACAATGCCGATAAAGGCAAAACTTTTAAACAAGGTGGCGATATGAAAAAGATGAATATGGGTGGATACGCAGACGGTGGCATGCCTATGAAAAACGGTAAACCCGCTTTTGTTGGTGACGGTAAAGGTGCAATGAAAAAAGGCGGCATGGCTAAAACCAAAAAAATGGCTGGTGGCGGCATGGCTGCATCTAAGATGGGCGCTGTAAAAACTGGCAAAACACCAGACGGCGTTGCTGTTAAAGGCAAAACCAAGGGTACGATGATCACCATGAAAAATGGCGGCAAGTGCTAATCTAGGAGTCTCAAATGAGTCCAGCAGAAAAACAAGCGCGGGAAGAAATGGCTGACCGCAAGATGGGTATGGCTACTGAAGCCGCATATACAAAATCTTTGCGCAATACCGAATACGCCCCTGAAAAGAAAGACCCGCGTGACGCAGTTCGTGGTCAGCGCGGCTATGCTAAAGGTGGCTCTGCTTCTTCACGCGCTGATGGTATTGCCACTAAAGGCAAGACTCGCGGAAAGATGGTGTAACTATGATGGCCAGCCGTGGGATGGGAGCTATATCTCCCAGCAAAATGCCCAACGCAAAGAAAAAAGCACGTCGGGATGACACTGATTTTACCCAGTACAAAGAGGGTGGTAAGGTAAACGCTGCTGGCAATTACACGAAGCCCGAACTGCGCAAGCGGATTGTGTCTCAGGTAAAGTCTGCGGCAACGCAGGGCACTGGCGCAGGTCAGTGGTCAGCACGTAAAGCTCAGCTTGTTGCCAAGAAGTACAAGGCAGCGGGCGGGGGTTATCGAGATTGAAAGCTCCTCAGAAATCATTGAAGGATTGGGGCGACCAAAAATGGAGAACCAAAAGTGGTAAAAAATCTTCTGACACGGGTGAAAGATACCTTCCAAGCGCTGCGATTAAAAGTCTCAGCCCTAGTGAGTACGCTGCGACGACCAAAGCCAAGCGAGCCGGAAAAGCCGCCGGTAAACAATTCGTAGCACAACCTAAAACTATTGCAAAGAAAACGGCAGGATTTAGATGAGCACTACCGGAACCACACTGTTCAACATGGACTTCACGGAGATCGCCGAGGAAGCGTGGGAGCGTGCGGGCCGAGAAATGCGTTCTGGCTACGACCTGCGTACAGCTCGTCGTTCTATGAACTTGATGACTATCGAGTGGCAGAACAAGGGCATCAACATGTGGACTATGGAGCAGGGTGTAATTACGCTTGTTCCGGGGCTTGCCACGTATGCATTGCCTACAGACACTATTGATTTGTTAGAGCACGTTATTCGTACTGGATCTAATACAGCTTCTACTCAAGCTGATTTAACTATTACACGCATTAGCGTTTCTACCTATGCAACGATACCAAACAAGTTACAACAGGCGCGACCGATTCAAGTATGGATCCAGCGGTTATCTGGCGAGACAAATCCTACAAATGCTGTACTTGATGGTGCAATCACCTCCACGGCAACAACGATCACGCTTAATACGGTGGTTGGACTAGCTGGATCAGGTTTTATTCGCCTTGGTACAGAAGATATTTACTACACATACGTATCAGGGAATACCCTAGGTGGTGTATTCCGTGGTCAAAACAACACAACGGCGGCAGCACAAGCAGACGGGATTGCGGTTTTTGTTCCACAACTTCCAGCTATTACTGTATGGCCTACACCAGACAACAGCACAACTTATCAGTTTGTGTACTACCGACTGCGTAGAGTGCAAGACGCTGGCGCGGGTGCTGAGACAGCCGACATGAACTTTAGGTTTTTACCGTGTGTTGTAGCTGGATTGGCGTACCACATTGCTGTCAAAGTCCCTGAATTGATGCCCCGCATTCAAATGTTGAAACAAATTTACGACGAGACATTTGACATAGCCGCAGGTGAAGATCGAGAAAAAGCAGCTATTAGATTTGTTCCTAGACAAATGTTTATTGGAAGTGGCGGAGGTTACTGATGGGTAATCGGTACGCATCCGGCAAGATAGCGATTGCTGAGTGTGATCGCTGTGGCCAACAGTACAAGTTAAAAGCGCTTAGAACTGAGATTATTAAACAACGTCAGTATCAGTTGTTGGTATGCCCTGAATGCTGGGATCCAGATCAGCCACAGTTAATGCTGGGAACATTTCCAGTAGATGATCCACAAGCCTTACGCAACCCGCGTAGGGATACAACGTATGTTACTTCAGGAGTTAATTCTGCTGGTAATTTGTCTGGTGGATCTAGAGATATTCAATGGGGCTGGGCACCTGTAGGCGGGGCTAGTAATTTTGATGCGGGTATGACACCAAATTACTTGGTGGCAACGACATTTGTTGGTACAGTAACGGTATCTTAAGGAGCTTAAAATGGACAAAGCGGATTTAAAACAAGACAAGAAGATGATGGCTGGAGCCGTGCATAAGCACGAGAAAAAGCTGCATCCCGGTAAGCCTATGACTAAACTTGCTAAAGGCGGCAAAACTAACGCTAACATGAAGTCTATGGGTCGTGGTATGGCTAAAGTTGTTAACCAGCGTGGGGGTTAATTATGGCTACATTTAGCAAAAAGATAATGGGTAAAGAAGTTGGCGATGCCAAGGTCTACGCCAAGCCACACACAATGTCAGGCAAAGAAGTTAAAGCTTCTACTAACCCCGGCAGTGGCCCTGACCACAGCGATGCTTCTACAGTCAACATGTCTGTAGGTAACATTTCTCGTCGTCCTGCACCAGCAGCTAAAACGTCTGGTATCAAAGTACGTGGTACAGGTGCGGCTACCAAAGGTTTAATGGCCCGTGGCCCGATGGCTTAAACGATGGCACTGACATACGCCCAACTTGTGGCTGCGGTAACTGATTACACGCAGAACACGTTTGACACGACCTCGATCAATGTAATGATCCAGCAGGCGGAGCAACGCATCTATAACACGGTGCAGATTGCCAACTTGCGTAAGAACGTGACGGGCGTATTAACAAGCGGCAATAAGTACTTGGCTTGTCCTAATGATTTCTTGTCAACGTACAGCCTTGCTGTTTACCCGTATAACGCTACAACGGCTACAGGAACGTCCGGTCAAAAGACAATTGTTGTAGCAAGTACAACTGGTATCGCTGTAGGCCAACAGGTCACTGGGACTAACATTGGTACAAACGCATTTGTTAGAAGCCTTGCCAGCACAACAATTACTTTAACAGTAGCTAACAGCGGCACGGTAAACGGCGCTGTTGTGTTCCAAGGTGACTATCTGTATCTGTTAAACAAAGATGTTAATTTCATACGTGAAGCGTATCCATTTACGTCAATGGTATCTGAGCCTAAACACTATGCTATCTTTGGCCCGCAGTCAGCCAATGTGAATGAGTTGTCGTTTATTCTTGGCCCCACACCAGATGCTAATTACTACGCAGAACTGCATTACTACTACTACCCAGAGTCTATTGTGGTCACAGGCACAACATGGTTGGGTGATAACTTTGATTCTGCATTGTTGTACGGCACGCTTTGTGAAGCAGGTTCTTACATGAAGAGTGGCACTGATGATGGCATGTACAAGTTGTATCAAGAACGGTACATTGAATCTATTGCACTCCTCAAGAACTTGGGTGATGGTAAACAACGCGCTGATGCTTATCGTGATGGTCAAGTGAGGATCCCTGTATCATGAGTATCCTCCAAACTCAAACGACCAGCTTTAAAAAAGAGCTATACACAGCCGTTCATAACCTATCTACCAATACGTTAAAGATTGCCCTGTACACGGCCAGCGCTGATTTAAACGAAGCCACCACTATTTACAGTGCAACCAATGAAGTCACTGGGACAGGATACGTTGCAGGCGGTGTTGCCTTGACTGGCGTAACCATTAGCTCTTCTGGGTATACGGCTTATGTAGACTTTGCAGATGTGGTGTTTAACGCATCCGTGACGGCACGTTGTGCCTTGATCTACAACGTCACTCAGGGTAACAAATCTATTGCTGTGTTGGACTTTGGGTCTGACAAAACATCCACCAATTTCACCATTACAATGCCTGCTAACTCAGCAACGGCGGCATTGATTCGTTCTTCTAACTAAGGAGTCACCATGACTATCGACAAAATTACCGCAACCGATAAAGTGGAAGCGATCACCAAATACAATGCAATGCCTGAAGACACAATGTCTATTCACGGTACTTATCATGCTGTTTGCTACAGCCAAGATGGTTTTATCAAGTGGGAAGATGACATCCAAAACTTGGTCACTACAGTGGGTAAGAACTTTACGCTAGACACAACTTTAGGTAACGTAGCTGGCGGTGCAGTTGTGATGGGTCTTAAAGGCACAGGAACGGCAGTTGTAGCTGATACGCAAGCCTCTCACGCAAGCTGGTTAGAGGTGGGTGGCACTAATGCTCCTGCATATTCAGGCAACCGTCCTACGCCATCGTTTAGCGCGGCTTCTGCTGGTAGTAAGGCAACATCTTCTGCGGTGTCGTTCTCAATTACCAGCACTGGCACGGTTGCAGGTTGTTTTATTAACATTGGTGGTAGCTCAACCAAAGACTCAACCACTGGCACATTGTTCTCCGCTGGTGATTTCTCTAGTTCTAAATCCGTAATTAACGGCGACACAATTGCTGTTACTTACACTGCTACATTGACTTAAAATGGCTAACGGGTGGGGTGATAACACTTGGGGCGACTTAGGTTGGGGTGGTTTTTCCACTTACGAAGTCAGTGTCCAAGAGTCCCTCACTACAGCCGTAGCTTGGGGTGAAAATACGTGGGGGACGGATGTTTGGGGAGGCACAATCCCCATGTCAGAAACTCAGTCTGTTATCTCTCAGTTCTTTGAGTCAATTACAGAATATGTAGCTGGCTCCACCCCTTGGGGTGAAAACGCATGGGGCTTTAGCCTTTGGGGTGGTTCAGGCGAGTTTATAGACACGCAGGTTGGTGGGTTCTTCCTTACTACATCGGTAACAGAAACTGCGGCAATTACGTCTGCTGAGTCGGCTGGGGCTACATTCCCAGTATCTCTTGCAGAAACGGCGGTAACGTCCACCACAGAGTCAGCTACAGCCACTTTCCCCGCATCTGTTACAGAGACAGCGGCGACATCCACGACTGAGGCGGTAGCGGCAACATTTGCTAAAGATATTACGGAAACTGTTGCAACTTCTACAACTGAAGCTGTAGCGGCTACGTTTGCCAGAGACATTACTGAA